CTGACCACTCATCGAAGTATTCTAAGTTTACACTAGACAAACAACATACTGCTGTTCGTTCTTCGTTAGTGGCTAGGGTTATCTCAGAACATAAGTTGCTCTGTTTAATATTTAATCCTAAAGCTTTCTGTTCTTTAGGTAAAGCATCATTACATCTATCAATGTTAATCATGTAAGGCTCACCTGTCTCTGCTCTAGCATTAATGATCTGCCACCATAAGTCTCTAGCATTCACAACCTTAACAGCTTCATGGCTCTTAGGGTCAACCAATCTAAAGTCTGCGTCTTCTTCTACAGCCTTAAGAAAATCATTGGTAAGATTTATACCGTTGTGAAGGTTAAGATTCTTACGGTTAATATCTCCACCAGATTCTTTACGCATGTTAATAAACTCTTCTATCTCCGGATGGCTGATGTCCATGTAAGCCGCATAAGAACCACGTCTTGTGGTACCTTGGTTAAAGGCTAACATCTGAGAATCAACTACATGCATGAAAGGAATAGAACCAGTAGACTTACTGCCGTGAGCAGTAGGTATACCGTTACTCCTAATGTCTCCCCAATATCCACCAATACCTCCACCTGAACTTGCCAACCATATGTTCTCATCAAAATGATCTGATAGACCACCCCTACTGTCAGGAACATAATTGAGGAAGCAGCTAATAGGAAGCCCACGACTTGTTCCCCCGTTACTAAGTATAGGAGTGCTAAACATGAACCAACAAGAGGAGCTGTAGTGGTAAAGCCGTTGAGCCAATTCAAAATCTGTGACCCCTTTGTAGGTTGCTCCGAAGATGGAGGCTCTTGCGAACGCTTCTTGTGCATGTGTTTCTTTCTCCCAGAAGTATCTATCCTTGAGTGTATCAAGACTAAACTTATCTAAATTTGTTTCGTTACTGTAATTAATTTTTATCCCTAGGTATTCTTTGATACCTACTTTATCTTCAACCATTATGAGTTCTCTGTGTCGTGTATGTTAAGCATTATTATACCATAATGCAGTATCTTTAGCAAGTCTTTTCTGTTCTTTCCATCCTTGTTTCCATAGCGTTTAGCGTACTTCATAATGTTTCCAAGTGTGAATCCTTCACCGTGTCCTGAGTCAATAATAATATCTGTTGCTTGATACTTATCTGAAGCATAGTGCTCACCATATGTACCATCAATGTAAGCTTGTACTTCTTGTATTAATTGTCCTTCATTAAATTTATAGTTCATTGTTTCTCCAGTCGTCAGGTAAAGTATCTTCACTGTACCATGTAAAATTATTTTTGTCTGCCCATTCAGCGTGTGTTCTTTTTGTTCCGTCTTTTCTCATCTTAGCTCCCGGCATAGGGGCAAAAGGTTTTTGGAATAGGAACACTAACTCGGTGTAACTTTTGTTAAGTGCTTCTCTGATGTGTATGTACTTACTGTACTCAGCGTGATCCCAGAACCTGCCTTTTGCTTCGAGCAGTATTGTTTTACTACCTATCTTCTTTACAAAGTCTGGCTCATACTTATGGTGTATGACATATTCTACCTTGTTCCAATGATGTTTCCAATCTTGTAAGATGGTTTGGTGAATGTCATACTCCCATAAACTGTCATACCCTTTTGGTACATTAGTTTTCTTTGGTCTGGGTTTTCTTGGTACTCTTCTAGGCATTGATATCCTCCAAGGATAGATTAGGATTACGTTTCACTTGTTTGTAAAACCACCTTAAACTATATGCACTTAGAAGAAACTTATTGTTAGCAAAGATGTGAGTCTGTTCAGGAAGAAACTCTGAGATATTTTTTTTATTAATCTTAGATGTATCTTCTCCGTCCGGAACCATTGTTCGTAACCACTCGATGAGTAGGTCTTCTGATCTTCGTCTTAGTTGTTTAGATTTTTTTTGATTCATAGTTCTTTACTAATTTCCAATAGTTTAAAATGCTGTTAAACATTTCTGTGTGTTTTGTTTGTGAGTCTCTATCCCAGATGTGACATGAAATAAGATCATGTTGTTTCCTATCTACAAAGATGGAGACACGTTCAACGTCAGTGTAACCACAACCCTGTGCATAAGCAGACAACTGCATACCATGCTCATCGTATACTAATGAAGCAGGGTCTTTACCTTCTAAGTTATCTTTAGTTTTAAAGTCAACAAAGATACCGGTAGTAGAATATAAATCTATCTTACCACCATAACCTAAGTCAGCACAAAAAGAATCTTCTGCTATCCAATGCTCGTTAGGAAATTCTTTATCTAAGAAAGCTCTAACAGCTTCATAAGGTTTGTTTGTTTTACCACCTTCAAACCCCCACTCAATCATAGCATGTATTTTAGTACCTTGTTCTGCGGCTTCCTGTCCTATCTTTTTAGAATCTTGTTTACATCTGTAAGCAAACTCAGAAAGAGATTCATCTTCTTCTTTCTCTAGAGTAAGTGCAGAGTTTAATGCTTGATTGATCTTCCAGTTTTCTAATGCAGGTTTGGCTATCATACCTAACACAGTAGTAACCGAAGGAACTAAGTTATCTTTCTTAGCATCTCGAAGAGTAGTGTTACGTTCTTTACCGTTAGCTCCAATGATAGTATACATTGGCTCACCTGTCTGGGTATACCAGTGTCCTGACTCGGCTGGTTTTTTCTTAGCCGACAGTTTATTATATACATCTTGATCGGTTGTGTCAAGGGTTTTCTTTTTATTTGTCATAGTTTTATTTGTCATAGTTTTTAAATGTATGTTTCGCTAGAATATACTTTGTATTTTTTGTTGGTTGTAGATGCTCGGTTAGAAATATTTTTCATATTTTCTGATACCGACACCCAGTTTAAATTGTTTACTGAATAATCAAGCTTATCTTCATTTATATGGTCTATGTTATATTTTATATTAGGAAGGTCATTAAACACAAAAGCCATACCAAATAATCTGTGTCCATAAATACGTTTGCTACTAATACCATTATCTAATGTATAGCAGGGATACACAGCTCTACTAAAGTTTGGTGTTATAATATTTCCGGTATAATTATTTTTAATAAATGGAAAGTCATTTCGATTATTATAGTTAGGCAATTTATGTTGTCCTCCTGTTTTGAATAATGTATATTTTTCTTTAGGTATAGAGATTATAAATTCAGAAGTTCTATTTAAATCTTTAATTCTTTGACCGCCTTCACCAAACAGAATGGCACATTCAGATATGTCTTTGTATGCATCTTGAGAAATTATTATTTGTGTTTCAAATAACTCTAGTTGTTTAGTATATCTCACTTCAGGTACCTATTGCTTTATGTTTGTTGTCTGTGGTTTATCCAAGCTAATTTTCTTGTAACAGGATTAAATTGTAACAGTTGTACGCCTAATTGTTTTTGTATTTCATTACGGCTTTGACACTTGGTTACTTTATTTCCTGTTCTTTTATGTTGTTGAGGCTGTGCTGTTTTAACATCAACAAACGTAGTCTCTCCGTCCTTCATAGCAATCATATCTATAGGTCCAGTACATCCGGTATTTTTAAATACCTCATATCCGTTATCCCATAGCCATGTTACTGCGTAGTACTCAGCTAGATCACCTTTCCTACTGCTGTCATTTGGTTTAATATAATTTATATTTAATTCCTGTTGTTTAATGTGTCTCACTCCAATTACCTCCTACTTTATATTCGCCATCCATAGGACAGCGTAGATTAAAATGTTCACCTGCTTCTATAATACATTTGACTGCCATCTCTCCAACGAAATCAGTCTGTGATTCTTTGACTTCAATCTGCCACTCATCGTGTATGTTAGCAACAAACCTATAGTCAATAGTGTTTAGCTTTAACAGATCATCTAACATGACCAATGCTTTCTTCATTAGGACAGCACCTGCTCCTTGTAGTAAGGTGTTAAGTGCCGCATGTTTGTGGCGTATGTATAACTTCCTACCGTCTATCCCTTTGAGATAAGTTTTTGACGCTGCTCTATCAACTCTTTCTTTAAGAGTTCTATATGCAGGGAGACTATTAAGAAAGCGTTCTCGCAACCGTTTACCTTCTGCTCTGCTTCCTTTAATAATGCTTCCAATCTTTTCATCTCCGGCTCCGTAGACGAGTGCATAGATGAAAGTCTTTGCCTGATCTCTTGATTTAAGTCCAGCAAAGTTTTGGTTAGCTGTGTGAATGTCTCCATTAATAATTTCATTTATGTACTCCTTATCGTCCATGTAATGTGCTAACATACGTAGCTCTAATCCACTTGCATCTACACCTACAAGTTTGTATCCGTCCTCAACAATCCAACAAGACCTACATTCTTTACCATAAGGACTGCCGTGTGACGGTACTTGAGCAACGTTAGGATTTCTATGAGCCATCCGTCCGGTAATAGTACCGTTAGGAATAACAAATCCATGTACTCTGCCATCATCCTTGACAGCTTCAACCCATGAATCAATCTGAGCTATACGCTTTTGCAACAATAAAAAGTCTGCAATAAGTTTAGCTTCGTGGATGTGTGTGATCTTGGATAAAGTTTTCTCATCAACAATAGGTTGACCAGTAGGAGTAAACCTATCTGGCTTCCAACCAAAGTCTATAAGGTACTCACCTATCTGCTTACGACTGCCAAGATTAAACTCTTGTAAAGTTTGTCTCATAAAAGGATTGTAGTTATCTGTATCTAAACAACGTTGATACTCTTCATCAGTCATACCACGCTTAGATAGATTACCATCTTTCTTTATGTAGGGAGATACTTGTTTAGTATCAACCCACTTAGGCTTGAACGTTTCGTGGACTTCCTCTTCTATTACTTGTTTCTTTTGTCTAAGCTCTGCTAATAATCCAAGAGCTAAAGGCATATCAAAATTAAATCCATCCGTCTCTTGTTGCTTAACAATACCAGCAACATCTTGTTCAAGAGATATACTCTCTAGTGTGAATCCCTTAGATTCTTTTCTAAGTTCTTCAAAGACTTTGGTATTTAATTCTACGTCTCGAACACAATAGGTTAGCATTTCTTCTGAGTAATTATAGTAATCCTCAAACTCAATCTTAGGGTATCCAAGTTTGTATCCCCATGTTGCTAGACTATGACCACCATCTCTGGTAGGATTAAATAATCTAGATAGCACAAGGGTATCTATAACTTCTTTATTACTAAGATCAATACCTGCAAACTTTTCTACTAAGGGTATGTCAAACCCTATGATGTTATGTCCAATCAAACGAGTGGCTGTAGTCAAAAACTTATAGCCTTCATCTAGATTGTCCGGTGTAAATTTATACACCTCTTTTGTTTCAGCATCTTGAGCAACAAGACACCACACTTTAGTAGCATCTAGTCCATCAGTTTCTATATCAAATACTAAGTCCATAATTAAAATGCCTCTGATGAAGAGTTATCAAAATTTATATCTTCATCTGTTAGTTCAGATAATCTACCGGTCTCACCGTCATAGATAACTCTAGCCGCCAGACCTACATCACCTGTGTATCTTGATTTAAGTACACGAAGTCTTGTAGTCCTAGCTTCATCGGGATCATCTGCTTGTTGATTACGTTCTAAAGCAATCACACAATCTGATAACTGACCAATACTATTAGAGCCACGAAGATGTGAGAGGCTAACCTCTACTCCATTCTCGTGTCCTTTGTTACCATCAACTCTTCTAAGATGTGATACAAGAATAATCCCTGCACCTGTCTCTTCAACTAAACTTCTAAGCCTAGTCATAATAGCATCAATAGCTCGTCTCTCGTCTCCATCATGTACAGCACTGACCAGCATATGTAAATGGTCAATGACCACCCACTTACAGTCACATCCTATAATCATAAAGCGAAGCTTGGTAAAGATATCATCAATGTCATTGGTGCCAAAGTGTGAGTGAACCCATACTCTGTTTTTATTCTCACCATCATACAAGATATCAAACATCTTATCAAGTTCTTCTTTAGAAAACTTCTCACGTTCTTCATCAACGTATAGTCTTGCGTTAGCTTCAATGGAAAGTATACCATCAATGGTACGTCTCCAATCTTCTTCTAATGCAATGATACCTACGTTGTCTGTAGTACTTTTAATAAGATGATGTTCTAGTTCTCTGGTTACACTAGACTTACCAAGTCCTGTACCACCTGTTAAAGTAACCAACTCTCCCTGTCTTAAGCCATACAGCTTTTTGTTTAGTCCTTCATAAGGATAGGGAACGCTTGGTTTCTTCTCTCGGTTATGAAACTTCTCACGTTGTTCTGATACATTGATAACACCAGAGGGTGTGTATACCTTCGAAGCCCACCAAGATTCAACAAAATCTTTGTGCTTATTGCTACGAAGCATATCGTTAGGGTCTTTGAAACCATTAGGAAGTGTGAGTATCCTAGCCTTGCCCGGTTTAAATAACCTAGCAACTTTAACCGATGCTTCTTTACCAGCCTTGTCGTTATCAAATGCAATGATTACATTCTCAAACTCTTCAAAGAATTCTAAGCTTTCTTTGATATCTTTGACGGCACCTTGAGCACCACGTTTAATGGATACGACAGCCCACTTACTACCTAGTAGTTCGTAAGCCGCCATAGCATCACACTCCCCTTCGGTTATGGTGACATACTTGCCACCCTTGAATAGCTGTTGACCGAACAGTCCGGTATCGTTATAGCTACCAGAAACAAAGAAATCTTTACTAATAGTATTCCTATATTTCGTAGCAGATAATTCATGTCCATTGTAATATGGATACAAATGTTTAACGACCTGACCCTTCAAGTCTTGCACAGCCTTAACACCATACTTCTGTGCTGTAGCCTGAGAGATTTTACGATCTGTCAATGCCATGAAGTTGCCTTCAATCACACTGTCTGGTTGTTTTTGTTGTGTTGTTTGTGGTTCTGTCATAGTCTTTCCTTCACATGCGTTATTATAATTAGGCATAAATTCTCCACAACTGAAACACTTTGCCGAACCGTCTGCGTTGATACCAACAGCATCACTGCTCGGACAAAGTGGACAGGGTTGTTTCAACTTATCCCAAGTTTTATCTTCCATAGTAGCCCTCCTAAAGACTAAGATTTATCGTCGTCTGTTTCGTCCTCCGTTACCTCTGGCTCTGGCAGGACAATAGCTTCATCTCTACTCTTGAGTAACTCTTCTAAGTTAGCTCGATGAGTACGACTTGCAAAGTCTAAAGCTTCAATAATTATCTGTATGTTACCAACCTTCTGTACAACAACAGTAGCTTCTTGCTTTACAGCATCATCACTAATGTTATTAACATCAAAGTTAGTAACTACATCTTCATTCGTAATAGTTATAATCATTTAGAATTCCTCGTTGTCGTCCGTGTTGCCTTCAACATATTCAACAAGGTTCTCTACCTT